AAGACGGCCACGCCGCCGTGGCAGAAGAAGGCTGCGTGATGCAAGTCCCCGAGCCCACCCGCTCGACGGTGGCCGAGATCTACCGCTGGCGCGAAGCCGGCGCCGACGACGGCCACCGCCCCCACCTGGGGGCGAGCCTGATCGGCCACTCGTGCGATCGCTTCCTGTGGCTCACCTTCCGGTGGGCCAGGCGCGAGCGCTTCGACGGCCGCGTGTTGCGGTTATTCGACCGCGGCAAGCGCGAGGAAGCGGTGGTGATCGAGGAGCTGCGCGGCATCGGCTGCGAAGTCTGGGCCGACGATGGCGGCGAGCAGTTCCGCGTCAGCGCCCTGGGCGGCCACTTCGGCGGCAGCATGGACGCAGTGGCCGAGGGCCTGCCCGAGGCCCCGCGCACGGCGCACGTCGTCGAGATCAAGACCCACGGCGCCAAGAGCTTCAAGGATTTGCAGGCCAAGGGCGTGGTCAAGGCCAAGCCGATGCACCACGCGCAGATGCAGGCCTACATGCACCTGGCGCACCTCAAGCGCGCGGCCTACTTCGCCGTCAACAAGGACACCGACGAAATCCACTTCGAGCGCCTCGAGCACGACACGTCCGACGCCGAGGCCTTGCTCGAGCGCGCCGAGCGCATCATCACCGCGCGCGTCCCGCCGGCCAGGCTCAACGACGATCCGGCGTGGTTCGAGTGCAAGTGGTGCCCCATGCACGCCCTGTGCCACGGCACAGCCGCGCCCGAGGTCAACTGCCGCACCTGCGCGCACGCCACGCCCTTGACTCAAGGCGACGATGCGCGGTGGCTGTGCGAGCACCCGGAGCGAGAAGGCGGGATCAGTGTTTCGGTTCAGCGCGAGGGCTGCCACAAGCACCGCGTGATCCCGATTCTGCTCGAACGCTTCGCCGAGCCGATCGACGCGACCGACGACACCGTGACCTATCGCAACAAGGCCACCGGCGCCGAGTTCGTCAACGGCGAGGGTGCTGGCTGCGTCACTAGCCGCGAGATCCACGCCCTGTCCGACAAGCGCGTGCTCGGCCAGGAGCGCGACCTGGCCGGCTTCCACGCCGAGCTGAGCCGCGAGTTCGGGGAGGTCGAGTATGTCGGCTGACCTGGTGCCCGACCTCGCGCCGTTCTACGGCGCACCGGCCGAACGCAAGCCCACGCCGATCACCCGCGCCACGCTGGCCGAGATCCGCGCCTTCCACGCCCAGCGCCTGGCCGACATCGACCGTGCCGACCCCGGCTGCGGTGGCTGCCTGCACCTGGGCGCCGGCATGCACTGCAAGAAGTGGAAGGCGATCCCGCCGGACGAGTTTCGCCAGTCGGGCTGCGACGAGTGGAGCTGGGACGAGATGCCATTTTGATCGCCTACTGGCAGGAGTTCAGCCCCAGCACGCAAGTGATGATGGCTCCCGACGGGCTGCGCGCCCTGGCCGTCGTCTCGCGCGACGCAGACGAGTGCTGGCGGCTCGACAACGAACCCACCCTCTACAAGACCCTGCCCGAGGCGCAACGCGCTGCCGAGCGCAGGCTGGAGAACATCCTATGACCCACCCCATCGAATCCGTCCAAGCCACCATCGGCCAGATCCCCACCACCGCCATCGACGCCCCCGCCGACGCCGGCCCCGAAGCCCGCGCACAGATCCTGCGGCTGCAGTTGCGCATCGGCAAGCTCGAGGCGCGGCTGGCGCAGGCCACGGTCAACGCGCCGCTGGCCGATCACCACAGCGCGGCCAGCATCGTCGAAGCGATGGGCATCAGCGCCCACAACACGAAAGAGGTTCACCTCAGCATGGCGCCCAACGCGCTGCCGACGGTGACCGTCACCTCGTACCTCCCGCGCGCCGCCGCCGAGTCGCTGGCCACCGAGCTGCGGCAGTTCGAACTCAAGCCGAAGGAGGCCGCATGAACATCCTCGACCCCCGCTTCCGCTACACCCCTGCGGCCAAGACCGACCTCAAGCGCACCTTCGCCCGCATCCGCCGCGAGCAGGCCGCCGCGCAGACTTCCGCGCCCACATCCGAGCGCATTGCCCAAGCCGAAGCCGCCGTCCAGGCCGCCGCTCTCGTGCGCCTGCCCGCGCCCACCATCAAGCGGGTGGCGTGATGGCGCGCGAGTTGGGAGAGAAGTCGCAGCTGATCATCGCCACTCTGACGGAGGCCGCCAGCCCGCTGGATGGCGACGCGGTGGCCGTGGCCATTGGCGACACCGACGAAGGCGGCGCCAAGCGCGTCAAGGCCCTGCTGCAAAACCTCAAGGGCAAGGGCCTGGTGCACCAGCCCGGCCGCAGCCTGTGGGCGCCCGGCCCCGCGCCCGATGGCGCCCTGGCCGACGCCGATGGCGACGACACCGATGGCGCCCCGCGCCGCGTGCACCGCGACGACACCGCGACCGCCGCCCTGCTCAAGCAGCAGCGCCTGGCGCCCACCGCCGACGCCCGCGCCCGCAACAGCGGCCCGCGCGGGCCGCGCGATGCCACGCGCATCAAGGTGCCAGCGCGCAAGGCCGCACCGCTGCCGATCGACGCGCACGAGGTATGCGTCAGCAGCGCCGGCGAGGTGCTGGTGCTGTCGGCCGGCGCGGTGATCACGCGCCTGAGCCCCACCGTGGCGAGGCAGGTGGCCGAGGTGGTGACGAGGCTGGGGGCGCGATGAGCTACCTGCACCTAGTCGCACGCAAGCTGTCGCAACAACCGCCCACAGGGCTGCCTGGCGAACACGCGCTGCCGTGCGGCATGTTTCCCCATCAAGAGGCGCTGACACGCTGGGCCATCAAGCGCGGCCGGGCGGCCATCTTTGCGGACACCGGGCTCGGCAAGTCGCGCATGCAGTTGGCGTGGGCCAACGCCGTGCAGCGGGCCACTGGCCGCGATGTGCTGATTCTTGCCCCGCTCGCCGTGGCCGAGCAAACCGTGCGCGAAGGGCGCGAGATTGGCGTGCAGGTCAAGCACGCCCGCGAGCCCAGCCAGATCGCGCCGGGCATCAACATCACCAACTACGAGCGCGCGCACAAGTTCGACGGCACATGGCCTGGCGCCGTGGTGCTCGACGAGTCCAGCATTATCAAGCACCACGATGCGCGCACGTTCACGCAGCTCATTACGCAGTTTGGGGCGGTGCCGTTCAAGCTGTGCGCCACTGCCACCCCTGCCCCGAACGACTGGACGGAGCTAGGCACGCACGCCGAATTCCTCGGCATCTGCTCGCGCGCCGAGATGCTGGCCGAGTACTTCGTGCACGACGGCGGCGACACCCAGACCTGGCGCCTCAAGGGCCACGCGCGCGAACTGTTCTGGCGTTGGGTTTCGTCGTGGGGCGCCATGATCCGCAAGCCATCGGATCTGGGCTTCGACGACGGCGCCTATGCGCTGCCCGGGCTTGAAGTCACTGAGCACACCATCCGCACGCACCAGTCGGCCGAAGGCGCCCTTTTTGCCATGGAGGCGCAGACGCTATCCGAGCGCCGCTCCGCGCGCCGCGCCTCGCTTAACGAGCGCGTCGAGGAATGCGCAGCCATCGTCAACGCTGACCGCGAGCCCTGGATTGTCTGGTGCGACCTGAACGCCGAGGCCGATGCGCTGGCCGATGCCATCCCAGACGCCGTAGAGATTCGCGGCAGTGACGAGTCCGAAAAGAAAGAGGCCGCGCTGCTGGCCTTTGCCGAAGGGCGCATCCGCGTGCTCATCACCAAGCCCAGCATCGCCGGCTTTGGCCTGAACTGGCAGCACTGCGCGCGCATGGCGTTTGTCGGCGTGACCGACTCATTCGAGTCTTACTACCAGGCCGTGCGCCGATGCTGGCGCTTTGGGCAGAAGCGCCCCGTGCACGTGCACATTTTTGCGTCCGAGCTTGAGGGCGCCGTCGTGGCAAATCTGCGTCGCAAAGAGCGCGACGCCAAGCTCATGGGCGATGCGCTCAGCGCCCAAACCCGCGACGCGGTGCAGGCCGAAGTGCTCGGCAGCATCCGCCATACCAATGACTACGCGCCCGCTGTGCCGCTCAAGGTTCCGGCGTGGCTCACTACTGAGGAAGCCGCATGAATGTGATCGAAGAACGCCACGGCGAAGGCTGGGCTGCCTACCACGGCGACTGCGTAGAGGTCTTTTCTGGCCTTCCAGCACGCAGCCTGGACTACTGCATCTTTTCTCCGCCCTTCGCATCGCTCTACACGTACAGCAACAGCCCGCGCGACATGGGCAACTGCCGTAACGATGCCGAGTTCTTTGAACAGTTCGGCTATCTCATCACGCAACTGCTGCGCACCATGAAGCCCGGTCGCAATGTGAGCTTTCACTGCATGCTGATGCCCACAAGCAAAGAGCGCGACGGCTACATCGGGCTGCGCGACTTTCGCGGCGACCTGATCCGCGCCTTTCAGGCGCAGGGATTCATCTACGCCAGCGAGGTGTGCATCTGGAAAGACCCGGTGACCAGCATGCAGCGCACCAAGGCGCTGGGACTGCTGCACAAGACCGTGCGCGAAAACGCCAGCATGAGCCGGCAGGGCATCCCGGACTACCTGATCACCATGCGCGCGCCGGGCGAGCTTACTGACCGCGTGCGACACGATCCAAAAGACTACCCAGTCGACAAGTGGCAGCGGGTCGCCTCGCCGGTTTGGATGGATATCGACCCGAGCGACACTCTGCAATTTGCCAGCGCCCGCGAGCATGACGACGAGCGCCACATCTGCCCGCTGCAACTGGAAGTAATCCGCCGCGGCATCGACCTTTGGACAAACCCGGGCGAGATCGTGGCCAGCCCATTCATGGGCATCGGCAGCGAAGGTTACGTCGCACTGCAAATGGGCCGGCGCTTCATCGGCGCCGAGTTGAAGGCGAGCTACTACGCCCAGGCCGTGCGCAACCTGCCTAACGCGCTGGCGCAGTCGTCGCTGTTTGGAGAAGCCGCATGAGCGGCATCACCGAGCCGATCGAGTGGCTGCCCGTCACCACCCTGCCCGACCCCACCAGAAAGCGCATGGTGCTTTTGTGGCTGGCTGCGCCGCTGAGCATCGGCACGCAGGTGCTGATCGGGTTCTATGACCACCAGGCGCAGACCTGGCGCGACATCGATGGCGACACGGTGCCGCAGCAGGCGATCACGCATTGGGCTGAGGTGGAGGGGCCGGTATGAGCGACCAACGCAGGCCAGACGAAATGCCCGCGAGCGCAGACGAGCGCCACTTGCGCCGGCTTTTAGCAGAACGCGTCGCGCTGCGCGGCGCTTACTACGACGACGGCGAAGCCAGCGGAGAAGAACACGGAATTGTGATCGACTTCATGCGAGAGCCGATTCAAGACATTGAGGCAAAGCTGCGCGCGCTGAATGTGGCGCGCAACACGGTCAAGAAAGATCAGGCTGCCGATATCGAGCGGCTGCGGGCGTTGCTGCGTGAGGCCTACAACTTCTGGGCGCATTACTCGTGCATCAATGAACCCGCGCAAGATGACATCGCCGACGAAAAAGACGCCATCATTGAGCGCATGCGCACCGCCCTCGCGGAGCAGAAGTGACCCTCCTCACCCCGCTCGAGCTCGCCGACCTCACCGGCTACACCCTGCCCGCGAAGCAGAAGGCGTGGCTGCGCGCGCGCGGCTGGGTATTCGAGGTCGACCGCTGGGGGCATCCGAAGGTGAGCCGCGCCCACGCCGAGCTGCGGCTCGGTGGGGTACAGTCTGCGGCCACTCCCCAGCCCAACTGGAGCGCCCTCGATGGCCAGGCCGCGTAGTAAATCCGGCACCCTGCCCGAGCACCTCTACGCCCGCCAGGGCAAGCGGTCCACGAGCTACTACACCCGCACCGCTGGCGGCGGCTATCTGGCCCTGGGCTCCGACCTCGCCCTCGCCAAGCAGCGCCTGGCCGAGCTGCGCGAAGGCCGCCCCGCGGCCGGCACAGTGGCCGACCTCTGCCGCCAATACATCTTCGACGCCCGCTCCCGCACCGCCAGCGGCGCGCGCACCGCGCTGTCGCCGCGCACCGTGGAGGACTACGAGTATTCGCTCGGCGGGCGCATCGCCGCCGTGTTCGGCGCCATGCCGCCCGACTCGGTGACCCCCGCCCACATCGCCCAGTACCTGCACCGCGGCGAGCTCGCCGGCCACCCCGTGCGCGCGAATCGTGAGGTGGCCGCCCTGGGCAGCGCCTTCAACTTCGGCATGCGCGTCGGCCTGGCCGCGCGCAACCCATGCAGAGGCGTGCGCCGCAACCTCGAGCGGCCGCGCACCCGCCTGGTCACCGCCGCCGAGGCCAACGGCATCCTGACGCTCGCGCGCACCCTGGGCGGCAGCATGCACATGGTCGCCCTAATCGCCGCCGCCGTCGCCATCACCGGCCGGCGCCGCGCCGAGCTGCTCAACCTCACCCGTGCCGCCATCACGCCCGACGGCCTGCGCGTGCGCGACTGCAAGACCAAGGGGCGCGAGGCCGCGCGCGAGTACCTGGTCGCCTGGAGCCCGCTGCTGCGCGACCTGCTGGCCGAGGCTGCCGCCATCCCGCGCGGCAGCAAGCGCACGCCGGTAGCGAGCCTGTACCTATTCCCCGCGCGCGACGGCCAGCCGTACCGCGACCAGGCGTTCAAGCTGCTGTGGAATCGCCTGCAGAAGGCCTGGGCCGCGCAAGGCGGCGAGAGGTTCACGGCGCACGACTTGAGGGCGCTGTACGTCAGCGCCAAGATCGAGGCCGGCGAATCGCCGAACACGCACCGCCACGCGGCCACGGCCGAGCGGGTCTATGACCGCAGGCGGCTGATCAATGTCAAACCGTTGGGGTAAGAGAGGATCGCCTATGCCGCGCTATGAGATTCGCAGTGGATCACAGTCCGCGCACTGCTGCTTTTCGAGCACGATTGTTGACACCACGTCCCCAGTGATGATCGGCGCCAACCCCTATATCGACTACCGGACCGGGGCGGTTCAGTACGAGGAAGTGTGCGAGTGCTTCACCGACGAAGAAGCGGAAATGATCTGTCGAGCACTTAACGCACAGGATGATGCGGCCACAAAAGGAGGGTAACGGATGGCAGATCACACTCCCCATCCTGGCGCACAAAGCTTGCCAACGATTTACCTAGAGGTCAGGCATTGCGATGACTGGCGCACCGTCGGGTCTTTCGGTCCAAGCGACGCGGACACCGTGAAGCACGGCGTGCTCATCATGACCCGGCGGCTTCGAGAGTCGCTTAGCTGGAGGCTTATCTCGGTGCGCGACGACGCGCCGATGCGAGTGGTTGCGACGTTTCACCCGGGACGGATGGAATGGGAAGATGTCACCTGAGTTTTCGCAACTCGCTGAATCGCTGAAAACCGAGCCCCGGACAGAATGAGCTAAGTCTTTGATTCGTTGGGGTGGCTGATGGGACTCGAACCCACGACAACCGGAATCACAAGGCGGGGCACTTTGCTGCAACTTCAATGGCTTGGGGCGAACTGAGTGAAAACTCAGCGTCCCGCCCACTCGCTCAGTGCGCGGTGCCTAGCCGCGCACTCTGCATAGGCGTCGAGCGCCTCGGTCGCCAGCACCATCAAGCCGCCCAGGTCGGCCACGCTACGGGCGGCTGGGGGCTGGCAGGGCGCCACCAGGTCCGGCGGCGGCGCTGGCCGCTCGACTCTGAGCGGCATCGATGAGCACGCGGCCAGACTCAGGCAGCACGCAATCGCGATACACCGGCTTATCGATCTCACGCAGTACCTCCACACGATGCACGGCCGCCAGCCGCTTGAGCTCGGCCGCCAGCGCCTGGTAGGCGGTGCTCACCGCCTGCGCGCGGGCCAGGTCCTCGGCGCGGGCCACGGCCTCGGCGGCCAGGCGCTCGGCCTCGCGCGCTTGCCAGCGCCCGTCGGCCAGCTTGTAGCCCCACCGCGCGCCGGCCGCGGCGGTGCCCGCCAGCACCACGGCCACCACGATGGCGCGGATGGCCCACCCAGGCAGCGGCCACATCACGCCGGCCCCGGCAGGTCGGGCACGGGCTGGTGCGGCTGCAGGCCTTCCAGAAACATCGCGCGCTCGGCCGCGCGGCGCCGGGTCAGGCCCGCCACGCGCTGGCCGTTGGCCAGGTCCCAGCGCAGGAACTCGTCGGCCGCCTCGTGCACGTGCCCCTGGTTGAGCAGTCGCACCAGCGTGCTGCGGCGCATGGCTGCGGCGCCCACGTTGTAGGTGAAGCTCACCAGTGCATCGAATTCCGGCTGCGTCAGCGGCCAGCTCACGGCCTCGAGCACGTCGCGCTCGAACTGCTCCACGTCGAGCCTGAGCTGCGCCTCGGCCTCGGCCAGCGTGATGGTGTCGTCCTCGCGCACCGGGCGCCCCCAAAGTCGCGTGCTGCCGTAGCCCACCGTCCAAGTGCCCGCGCTGCACTTGTAGGCCTGCGCACGGAAGCCTTCGAACTTCTTGATCAGGTCCACCCCGCGCTGGCTGGTCTTCACAGCACCCCTCCCCGCTTGCCGCGCTCGAGCGCGCGCCCGCCCATCAAGCCCAGCACCGCAGCCAGGGGCTCACCAAACCAGAAGCGCCAGTCCACGTGCGCGCAGCGGTTGGCCGCCCACAGGCATGCCGTCACGCCCACGATGCCCACCACCAGGTGCGCCAGGATCACGCTGGCCAGCAGCCACACCAGCACCAGCTCCGCGTCCACGGCTTTCACGGGTGCGCCTTGCGCCGCCGGTGCGGACGGTGGATCCACACCTTCTGCGCCGTGCCCAGCCCCCACAGCAGCACGCCGCTGTAGAGGATGGGCAGCGCCGATCCGCTCACCTCGCAGTTCTTGTGCACCAGCATCTGGTCGATCAGCGCCAGCGCGGC